CGGAACACAAATCGCTTTCCCTCAGTTCTTCGTAACTAATGGTCTTTAATATTTATGGTCGGGGGGAAACCCCCACCATTAATTTCAATAAACTAAAAAATTAAATCAATATAAAATGAGTTGTAATTTGAATAGTGGGATTGGTCTCGGATGTCGCGATGTAGTGGGCGGCGTGTCCACCGTATGGATTACTGACCAAGACAACTTAGCATCAATCACGAAAAATACAGGTGATACAATTACTCAAATTTCAGGCACAGGCTCGTATTACGAATTTCAATTAATTCGCACGAGTTCTCAGTATACTGAAACTGTTAATGCGTCACTTGAAAATGGAACTGTATTTTATACACAAGAGTTAGTTACATTCTTCTCAAAACTTGAACAATCTAAGAGAAATATCTTGAAGACCTTGGCTCAATCTCCAAAACTTTCAATAGTAATGGAAGATAACACAGGGAAATATTTCTTACTTGGTGAAGTATATGGAAGTTTCGTATCGGCAGGTAGTAGCGTCACGGGTAAAGGCCTGGGAGACGCTCAGGGGTATAATATAACTTTCCAAGCGTTGGAGCAGAATCCGATGTGTGAATTATCAGGTCCAATCACTTCTGTGGTTGCTGGTATCACAGTTATTGCTGCTTAATAAAATAATATAAATCACAGGGGGGTTAATATCCCCTTGTGATTATTTTTATCTGCTATGATTCTTCTAAAAACAAATCAGTTAAATAAGATGGTTGTTACTGTGTCTCAAAACGCAGAACTCGCCAATCCTGAATGGTTATTTTCATTCACTCATATCTTCTCAAAAAGAAGGGTAACAATGATATTGTCTAATATCTCGACTCACAGAGTTAGATATGATGAATTTGAATTTATAGAAGGACCAAATCCTGGTCAGATTCCATTCCCTTATGAGGGACAATACAATTATGGTATATGGGAACAACCAGCAGGTAGTGGTAATTTAGACCCTGCATTAGCGTATAACCTCGTTGAATCAGGTATAGCATTATTGATTGCTCAATCTGCTAATACCACAAATGAATACTATATGGAGTTCATATCACCTGATGAAGATGATTCCAATATTATATTCGCTCCTGATGAATTAAATCCACCAACAGCGACACCAAGTCAAACTGCTTCACAGACCGCAACTCCAACTCAAACTCCAACAAATACTTCTACTCCAACAACTACGCCTACACAAACTCCAACTTTAACAAACACGCCAACTAATACAAAAACACCTACTCCAACCCCTACTACAACAACAACTTTAACTGCGACTCAGACACCAACTAAGACGCCAACACAGACGCCTACAAATACATCAACATCTACACCTACACCTTCAATTACTGCGTCACAAACTCAAACTCCAACTCTAACAAGAACTCCTACACAGACACCAACTACCACTACTACATTAACTGCAACGCCTACTCAAACTAAGACACCTACACAAACGCCTACACAAACACAAACTCCTACTACGACAACTACATTGACTGCAACCCAAACACCTACTGTTACACAAACACCAACTCAAACTTTACCAACACCAACTCCTTCATCAACTTCAACCCCAACTCCTACAACGACAACAACTCTGACTGCGACACAAACACCGACAATAACTGCATCACCGACAATAACTGCGTCTGCAACACCAACTCCAACGGTGACTAAGACACCTAACGCTGTTTGTCCAACAGAAATAACATTAAGTAATGTTTCAAGCACCTCCACAATAAATCCTGGTGTATATACAGGAGCGACAATTGCATCAGGTATTACATTTGATTATGCTTACTTAAATTACACAAACAATAGTTCGAAATTCCTTGTGTTAGGAACTGCTCCTGATGGTAACAACTACAAAGTATATCAAAATCATTTCGTTGGTGCACAAGCGTATTATACACTATTGAGAGCATTCTCAGGTTTAACAGATTTGGGATGGTCAGTATCAGAAAATGGATTTAATCAAAGTCCTTTATTCTCAGGTTCTTCAATGACTGGTGATACTGCATACGGAAACTTCACAACAAATATTATTGGTGGAGAGTATTTCCCTGGCACAGGTTCGGTTAATTTCTCAGGTGGAGTTGGAACAGCAACTGCATATATCGCATATCCTGCTGTTTGTCCTACACCTACACAAACTCCATCACAAACATCAACACCAACAATTACATCATCACCAACTCCTACATCGACACAAGTTACACCAACACCAACGCCTACGCAGACATCAACTGCAACACCTAATCCAACACCATCTGTAACATTAACACAGACACCGAGTCCTACACCGTTTAATCCTTCATCACTGAGTCCACAGATATGGGTTGACTTCTCTGATAGTTCAACAATGACTTTCAGAACAGGAACAAACTTCTTGGAAAGAATTACAAACAAAGGGGTGTATGGTGGTATGACTGCATTTACTCAAACAACTGCATCAAATCAACCTGAGGTTACTTCTTGGACAGGTGGTTCAGGTGTTAGTATATCAGCAGTTACAAACTCTGATAACTGGTTACAAGGTATTGTTGCAACCACTGCGTCAACGAATTGGACAAGAATTTTCGTGATTAGTGAACCTAATAACGCTCAAACATTTAGATTTTCAAGAAACTCAGATAGTAGTTCTTATACCATATTCCCTGGTCAAACTTCTACAACTGTTAGAAATGCAACATTTAATAACACCTCAGGTCAGTTTTGGAGACAAGATTGTGTATTAACAAATAGACCTGCAACAGGTCAAACAATTGTAAGTTATGTATCAACCAGTGCTGCAACCATTGTTTCTTATATGAGTATCAATAGTTCTGCAACTACAAATTCGGATGTCGGTGGCTCAGTTCAATCATCAGCACAGAATTTCCCTGGCGTATCAACTCTATTCTTAATAAATGAATCAGGGGCGGGTTCTTATGTTGGTCAAATCGCTGAAATATTATTAATAACAAGAGAATTGACTACAACTGAGACCGATAATCTATTATCTTATCTAAAAACCAAGTGGGGATTAAAATACTAATATGAAAGGTTATTTATTATTTCAAGATTTCCAACCAGCAGAGGACCTAATAAACGAGATTAATACTTGTATGGGATTTCCTAACGGTCAAACTCTAACTTGGATGAATGGACCATACTCATTTTGTTCAGTAGGTCCAACAAGTGCTTATACTCAATTTGAAGGATATGCAGTTGTTGTAGACACAGAACAGATTAGTCAATGTCTAACACAGGAACAAATTGATAATATTATACAAAAGCCTGTCGATTGGTCATTTTGTGTCTAAAAAAATATATTTATGAATATGAACGAATCTGTAAATAAAGAAAATATCCTAAAAGTATTTGATTTTGCACCTGCAAGAGTTCCAATAATTGAGGAAAACTTAATCATTAATACAAGAACGCCTTGGGTATATTACGGTGTCGCTAATCTTGCACCTCAGGAACTTATTCGTTTATACAACACATCCCCAACACATAGAGCAGCAGCAAATTCGAAGTGGTATGCCGTTCGTGGAGAATCAATCAAACTTGTATCAGGTGAAGATGATAGATTGGTAATGGTTAATTCTCTTGGTGATACAATGTATGATATATGGGAGAAATGTGTTCTCGACTTTATTTTATATGGGTCATTCGCAATTAATATTGTCTATCGTAAAGATAGAGATATGGGTTTTGAAATGTATTATATGGATTTTTCAAAACTAAGAGCCGAAAAATCAGATTATCACGATAGAATTAATAACTGGTATTACTGCGCTGATTGGGCGTTTCCGAAAAAATTTATTCCAAGAAAACTTCCAGCGTTTAATCCAAATGCAGAAGAGCCAAGTCAGGTGTTTGTATACTCTACTCACTCAGCAGGAAATAACTACTACGCAACACCTACATATTGGGGTGGAGCAACAGCCATATCAACTCAGGTTGAAATATTCAACTGGCATTATAACAACATCGTTAATGGATTATCTCCATCATTATTTGTTGGTATCAACTCAGGTATACCTGACCCCGAGCAGAGAAATGAGATTTACGAAAATTTGGTGGCGAAATACGGGGGCAGCAACACATCAGGGAAATTGTTTTTAACATTCAGTGATGGTAAGGACCAAGCACCAACAATTGAACCAATCCCTCACAATGGTTCTGATTCAATGTGGACAGAACTTAATGATATGGTTCAACAAGCAATCTTAACATCACATCAAATTTCATCTCCTGAATTACTTGGTATTGTTACACCAGGTCAACTTGGAAATCCTGACCACTTAGAAGCACAGGACCACTTCCACAACCTTGTTGTAAAACCAATACAGACAGAGATTAAGAAGGTATTTGAGAAGTTGTTATTACTTAGAGATAAGAGACCAGCAGAGATTGAAATAGACCAATTTGAAATGGTTACCATCGCTGATAAAGCACCAATCAAGGTTGAAGAAATTGATGAGAAAAAAGATGTCGCAGTTGATGAAAATAAAAATTTGAATGAAAATATAACCGAATGAGTCAAGCAATAATTCCACAGAACATATTACTTGTTTCTGAAAACAAGTTAAAGAACTTTACAGACATTGACCAAAATGTTACGAGTTCAGTATTACTCCCATTCATAGGTGTTGTTCAGCAGACCAAGTTGGAATATATTATTGGTGCTCGTTACTATCGTGAATTATTACTTCAAGTATCAGGTTCAACTCTAACAGATATCAACGCAAATTTTCTAAATTATTTTGTTCAGCCAATGCTCATATGGGCAGCATACGCCGAAGCATTACCATCAATCTTTATGAGAATAAAGAACAATGGTATTGTTAATGGTGCTGAAAATACTGTTACAATTTCTGAGATGCAGTATATGCAAACAAGAGCGGATGATAGAAGCCAATTCTTCGAACAGAGAATGATTCAAGAGATTGTTTTCAATTCAAACAACTATCCATTGGTATACAATTGGACAAGTAATGATGGATTGCAACCACATCTCGGAAAGAATTATTTCTCAGGTGTTCACTTAAACAACGGTCAATGGTATAACTCAATTGAAAATACAAGATTTCCTGGTATGGTTTATTTCGCTGACCCATCTTATTATTGTTGTGGATTATAATAAAAAAATTAAATCAGGTCTATAATGCCAATTCCAAAACCAAAAGAGGGAGAACAAGAACAGGACTACATTTCAAGATGTGCGAGAGCCATCGCTGATGAGTATCCTGATAATGCACAAAGAATAGCGGTATGTTATTCTCAACTCAAAGAGAAAATGTCCAAAGATGAATTATTCGTTCTTCAACCAAAGAAGAATGAGAACAGAGGTAACTATCTGTCCCGTTGTTCTAAGAACGGAAAGATGAGAGGTCAGTTCCCTAATATGAAAGAGAGAATGGGTTATTGTCTTAACTCGTTCAATTCGTATTACAAGTATTGGGCAAAAATGGAAGAATTTGGAGAGATACCAAAGGACTCCGCTCTTGGAATGTGCATTGCAAAAAAGAAAGCACAAGGTGTTGATTACAAACAAGCGTATAGAGAATGTGCATCTAAGGTTGTTGTTCCATCAGGTCCAATAGTATTGGCTGAGGACTTAAACATCTATGGTGTTAGACCTAAGCATTTTGATATATGTCCTGTTGCGGTCGAACTATTCAAACACTTCATTGATATGGGACTGAATGAAGAAACAATTGGTATGGTTCGTTCCGCAGCACTTGTTGCTGATAGAGTATTCGAAATTGAAAAAGAAGCAATTGAAGAAGAATATGTTGATGAAGATATGTTGATTGAAGCAATTGCTCTTGTGGAGGATTTCAAAGACATCATTCACGAAGTTGATGAAGAAACTGGTATGGTTCACGATGTATCATTTATGGATGGTCACATCGAAAAAATCAAAACATATGTAGATATGGAAGATGATTTATTAATTGAACCTGTTGAATATTGATTTACCAAGATACAATCATATATTTATAAGTGAGGTGAGTTTGCAGGTTTATCCCATTTAACATCTTTTTTTTTCTCACCTCATTTATTTATTTTTATCCATTATAACGGGGGCTTCTATTCTTAGAAGTCCCTTTTTTTTTTAACTTTGCTTGATACTACACTCTACTTCACCTATATTTTATTTATAAAAAAAAACACATTATGGGACAAACAAAAAAACTATTGGACAGTATCTTCGAATTCGACTTCGATAATACATCTTATCCTGATGACTTGGATATGGATTATGAGATTTGGTTAGAAGAAAAAAAAGAGGCTGAAAGAGCAGCATATGAACAACATTTATGTGACCTTTACAAAAACTATTAAAATGAGAACAAAAGAAGAACAAATCGTATTTCAGAATCAATCACATTTGGTTCAAAAGTATTTCACAGATTGTGGTATGTGTCCATCCTTACTTATGATTGCTCTTGCAACAGATGTAATGGTTGACTTCGCAATCAAAGGACCAACCAAAGAGGTCTTAACTCGCTTCGAGAAAATGGAATCATATATTCAATCAGAAAAAGATAAGAATGCAAAGAAAGTATGATGTGGTGTTAACATTCATATTCCCTAATCAACAAGAGTCATATGTTATTTGGGATATTGAAATGTATTCACAGATTAGAAATACACAAAAGTTTATTGACTTCGTTTTGGATGGGGACAAAAATGGATTTGGTGTGAACCCGATTGAGGTTCACGCCTCCATTTATCTCAATGCTCAGGTCCAAGAAATCCAAACTCCAATGGGTAATGAATTAATTATCATCGGGAAAAAAATCCTTTTGTTGGATTCATATTAATTCATATCTTTGTCTCCTAAATCAATCACAATGGAGACATCAAGAGGAACAGTAAAAAATTTAGACAATTTTAAGGGTATAGAACCATTCACAACAAGTGATTTGTGTGTGTATAGAGCCAGATTTATGGAACAGGCTTATGGTTTCGATGTTGAGTGCGGGACAGTTCTCGCTTGGTCAAATCGTGGTAATGAATGGGTATGGACATATGACTTCCATTACTGGTTAGTTGATGAAAATGGACACCTGTATGACTCATACAATGCTCTTAGGAATATGCATCTCCTAAGTGACCCAATTTGGAAATTTAGAAAACCAACTACATTCAAATATCTTTTGGTTAATGCGAATGATTTCGATTTAAGTAATTGGAATCCTTCCAAATCGAATCTCACAAGTTTTGAGAAGTGGGCTAATAAATACATTTCTAAATCCAAATATGATTTCATTTATTTATTTGGTGCTGGCACACTCAATGGTAGGGTTATGAAAGAAGAAGAACTTTATGACTTCTATGATTCACCATCTATTGGAGTAGAAGGTATGATTAATCAGATGTTAGTCGATAAACAAGTAAAATTAATTTTGTCTGAATCAAACTAAATCCTAACTTAGCATAAAATCATCAATTATGAAACTATCAGTATTAGACGGTTTTCAAGTAGAAAACCAAGAGTATCAAGTGGGATTAATATTCTACTATCCCACAGGTAAGCACCAACTTCGTGCTCAGATTTGGAATCTCAAAACAGATGATGTTCTGTTTGAAACAATCATTTCGGATTGGAATAAAGCCGTTGCGATGGCTTGCACTTGGCAACACATCACAGGTGAAGAAAATGTCGAAGGAAGAATGAAAAAAATTATTTCTGAAATGCGTGCAGAATCAAAACAATCCCCTAACTTCGTATAAAATCAAGAAACAATGAAAAATAAAAAAACAGTAGATGTATGGATTATTTCACAGGTATCTGCTTTCCTTGCAGAACCTGTCCACACAATACAAGATGGTATTGGTGAGTGGGTTTTCGATGACGGTTCAGTTCTATGGGTCGATTGTGAAAACAAGGAAATTAAGTTTGTAGATTGGGTTGGTGATATGAAAACCTACTTCTCAATCGTTGGTGTTGCCGCAATGAACAATTATTCTTATAACGATTATTTCACCGATAAAAACTAATAACAATGACCAATACTTTAATCCAAAACAATTTTGAAGAATTGATGGAACTATCCAAAGAAGATAGACAAATCGTAATGACTTATTTCAACAATTGGACAGAATCAAGTCCTGCATACTATCACGATGGAGATACTCTCTTAGACAAGTATGAACAAATGTTCTATTCATTCCTATCAGATTATAAAAGATTGGATAGTGATACAGTCGAGGATATTCTTTTTTATGTGAAGGATGAATTACAGGAACACGCATCTGACTCTGAATATTGTGTTTATACTGTGATTGACGCCTATCATAAAAATATTGAAGAATTCCAAGATTGGTTTCAAGAACTTTATGAGAATAATTTGGTGGAATCAGAATCTTAATATAACTTTGTAGTTCACAATCAAAATCAAGAAACAATGAAAAAATTCCTTATGGTCGCAATCGCCTCAATTGCCCTTATGTCTTGTGAGAAAACAGACATCCTTCCAGTATCCAACCAAACTACTACAAGTCAACCTTGTATTGGTAAGAGAACCGTATCTGTTCAATGTGTGTCCACAACTCAGGCAGGTTCTCGTTGTAAGAATTCAACCCTATCTTGTAACTCAAAATGCTACCTTCACGGTGGTAACTAAAAACTATAACTATGTTATTCAAATCTATTGTTAGAGGTTTCGGTCATACTGTTGGTTCAAGAGGAGCAAACAGAGTTATGAGGTCATCAGGTATTGATGGTATATTCAATGTGGTGTGGGGTTTTGTGAAGTGGTGTATTATCATTACCTTCCTCATTGGAGTATTACAAGGTCTATTTTCTTAACCATCAATAAACATCGGGGACAGGACAAAATCTGAACAACTATAACTATGATTGGAGCAATCGCCAACCCGACCAAAAAGGTCACTATTGATTTCCCTATGTCTCAGGTAAAGGACTGTGTTCTTACCATTCCAAAGGTTTTTACCAAATATCGTGTTCAATCACAGAACCCAATGTTCAATCAGTATACATTCGAAGCGTCAGAGTTCCTGTCTCTTGGTGTATTTATCGACATCAATCTCACAGAGGTTACTCCAACTAAGACCGAGATTTCCATTGAGGTCCGTAGAAAGTTGGGAGCGTTCGACAATTGGGTTGAGGTTCAAAATGCAAACGAACACATCCAAAATATTATTACCGCCATCTCGAAGGCTTTGACTTCACCAAATGGACAGGTTCAAGAGGTTAAACAAAAATCTTATGTCCCTGAACTTATCGGATTTGTTATCGGTATCATCATTCTTATGTCTTTGTTATAGTGGTTGTTTCTTGATGATAAAACCCCTGTCGTAATGATGGGGGTTTTTTATTTACAGTCCTCCCAAGTGAAGTGTTTTACATTTTTTGCAGGACGGGGTTTTAAGACCAAATTAGGGTGTCTTTCTATAAATTGGGAGTGTATATCCATTTCAGGATTATAACCGATTTTAGATAGGATTCTGTAAGTGTGGCACCATTCTGACTTCCTGATACCTTTCATATCTATGTGACTTGAATCAACATTTCTGCTTTCATCGTTTTTTGCTCTATAACCTTGACGATACATTTTACCATACTCACTCTCACACACTCTACATTGTCCATTGAGACCATCGTAGTTAAGTTTTCTTTTACCGAATTCTTCAAGTGGTTTTTCTATTCCACATTTCTTACATTTTTTCATATTAATAAATATAAACTTGATTCTTTTTATTGTAAATGATATACTTATAGATACTAAACATACTGAACCAAAAAAAAAAGATAAATGAAAAATGTAATAATCTACGACAGTCACTTTGAACTGATGAAAAATCTGACCGATGAACAAGCAGGAATCCTAATCAAATCGGTTGGGTTATTTAAGAACGGACAAGAACCCACAATAACCGACCCGCTTATCTTGGGTATTTTTATGGTAATTCGCCGTGACTTTGAAATTCAATCAGAGAATTATTCAAAGAAAGTTGAAACAAACAAGAGAAATGGAGTATTAGGTGGTAGACCTAAAACCCAAAATAACCCAATGGGTTTTCCTGAAACCCAACCTAACCCACAAAACCTTAAAGATAAAGAGAAAGATAAAGAGAAAGATAAAGAGAAAGATAAAGAGAAAGATAAAGATAAAGAGAAAGATAAAGATATAGATAAAGAATTAGAAATGCAATTATTGAAAGTTCAAGAAAAATTCAATTTATAATAAAGTATTTATAGTATACCATATGGAAGAATTTAATAACTTTTTGAACAAGTATTTGAACACAGATGTGAGAGAATATTTTCAACTAAAAGAAGAAGATAAAGAACACATATCTGATGTTATTACCAATCACTACAAAAGAGCATTACAAATAGAACCAAAACTTATTTGGATGTATATTGATAAGATTCAAGGAACAATAGAGAAATCAGAAGAACAGGAAAATTATGAGATAGCAGATATCTTCAAGAGAACATTGGATAAGTTAAACCAAGATTGTTCTGAATATAAATATTTTCCAAAAGAAGATTGATACTTCACCCAACTTTACCTATACTTATAAAAAAAAATATATGAAATTAAATCCAAGAGAGCAAGCCGTTTTTGATATTATCGTTAAGGATATTGATAACTCAGACAAACCTTATTCAACTTTATCCAACATTGACTTGGGAATGAAATTGAACATTTCTCCAAACATCACAAGAGATAAAGTAAGAAAATTAGTTCTTAAAGGTGCACTCCAACGAGTAGAAGATTTTTGGACACCAGAAGGAAAATATTACAATAGGGTTTTGTATAAAGGAAAGTAAACCAAATTATCTTGAATAAGTGGATAGAAGAAAACCTTAAAGAATTAAAACTAATCTGTAATAAGATTACAAGGTCTGATGATGTCGATGACCTACTTCAATTATGTATAGAACAACTTCTCAAAAATCAGAGAGCGTATTCTCTCCCTGACCAAGAGAGGTTGTATTTTTTTGCACGAATAGTTAGAAACAATTATTCTTCAAAGAGTTCTCCCTACTATCATCAATACAAGAAATATCAATTCATTGAATTCAAGGATATAGATATGCCTGATGTTGAATATAGGGAATCACCAATTAACATTGAATGGGTGAATAACAAGATAACACAAGACAAGAAAACAGATAAGTGGTATTTCGCTCGTCTATTTCAAATCTATCTTGAAGAAGATTGTTCAATCAAGAATACCGCTAAGAGAACAACCATTCCCCCCAATACGGTATCAAAAGACATAAACTCATACCGCAGAGATTTAAGAACTGCAAGACAAAATTTTTTAGACAATGGGATGTAATTGTAAATCAAAACAAGTCCAATCAAAACCACAAATTATTAGAGAAGGGGATATTACAGTCATCTCTCAACCTTCCAAACCAAACTATTCAAGGGAAGAAATTAATAGAGCCATAAACTATGTGAGGGGTGTTACCAACTCAGCGGAAGAAAGAAAGTGGACATTGAATTTCCATAACTCACATTTCTCAGAACAACTAATTCCAAGTTGTGCTTCCTGTTGGGAGAGAGTGAAATCAAGAATGGAACACCTAAATCAAAAACTAACTGAATATGAACAATACGAATCCAGTAGGCAGACCACTTAAAAACTTAAATGACTTACCACAAAACTGGAAACTTATCTGCCAAGAGATGGGTCAAGAAGGTATGTTTGATGTTGACCTGAGAGTAAAACTTGGAATCACAAAAGATACATTCTATTCTTTATTACAAAATGAACCAGAATTTTCCGAAGCCGTTTCTGAGTTCAGAGAATTATCTCACACTTGGTGGTCATCAATACCAAGAAAGGGATTCAAGAATGGTGAATCAAAGAATCTAAATTCTAATCTTTATTCTCTTATAATGAGAAATAGATTTAAGGATGAATGGAATGCTGAGAAGAAGGTAGACATCACGACAGGTGGAGACAAATTAGATTCCAATAATAAAATCCAAATAGAGATTCTAAAAACAAAAATTGAGGAAGAACCAAATGAGTAATTCAAGACAAACAACATTTCCAATTAAGCAGTATCCAAACATTCAAGTTAAGTCAGGAACGATGGATGCTCAGACAATGAAAGCGTGTTACTTGGAGTTCAAAGGAACAATCGAGACAGGTGATGAGGACAAGGATAAAGCGATGAATACAACCATCAAAAACATTTCAAGAGCGTTGTCCAATTCAATCAATAAGAACCTATTCTATGATAGGTTCATCTGCACAAAAGATATATCAGATTCTTTTGTCTTTACTGGTAAATCATATACCAAAATTGAGTATACCTTGTTCTTAAAAAAACCCCTACTAAAAGAACAGGTGATATCAGAGATGAATATTCTAACAGACAAGGTATGGGAACAATCCATTCAAGATACACCATCGGTTAAGTTCCATAAAAACATTATATCAAAAAGAAGTTATGCCAAAGAGTCATAAGAGAGGTGGGGAGAAAGCCCACAGAAAAAGATTGAAGAATAGAAACAAGTTTATTGACCAACAAAAAAAACATTACACGAAACTATTTAACGATAGGTTAAAAGAAGCGTTAGAAAAAAAAGAGAATGAAAATACAAACAACGAGGGTATTCGAGGACCTATTGAATTCCAACAAAAGGATTAATGTATTTCAAGGTTCATCTCGTGCATCCAAGACCTATAACATTCTTATATTTCTAATTTACAAACTATTACAAGAGGAGAATAAAACATTATCCATTGTAAGAAAAACCCTACCAGCACTTAAAGGTTCGGTCCTGAGAGACCTGAAAGAAATCCTATTGAAGTTCGAGGTATTTGATTCTGAGAAGTGGCATTCTGTTGACGGTTATTTTGAGTTGGGGTCAAATATTATTGAATGGTTTTCAGTTGATGATGAGACAAAAATCAGAGGTAGAAAAAGAGATTATCTATTTGTGAATGAAGCAACAGAACTATCCTATGATGAGTATATTCAACTTGTATTAAGAACCACAGGTCTTGTTGTATTGGACCTGAACCCATCACTATGGAAGTCGTGGATATATGATTTAGAAACTCAACCTGATGTGAAGTATAATGTCGTAACATACAAGGACAATCCATTCTTACCACAGGTTCAAGTTGATGAAATTGAAAAACTAAAAGATAGAGACCCCAACCTATGGAGAATATTTGGTCTTGGTCAAAAAGGTGTTCCGACAAAGATGGTATTCAATCATCATCAACTCTATATGGATTTACCACCATCCAGTAAATTCTTAGGGTATGGAATAGATTGGGGATATTCAGACCCATCGACACTTGTTGGTATATGGAAACTTGATGACTCAATATACTGTGAAGAATTTCTGTATCTAAAAAATGTGACCATACCTGATTTCATTTATAAGATAAAAGATTTGGGGATTAACCTCAAAGATGATTTCATCGCAGATAGTGCTAACCCCCAAGCAATAGAAGAATTAAGAAGACAGGGGATAAATTGTAAGCCAGTAAAAAAGAATTCAATCCTACACGGTATAGACCTAATTAAGAGGTCAAACTTTTATGTGAAGTATGATTCATTTAATCTACAAAATGAATTACAATCTTACATATGGAAGACCGATAAGAATGGTAATAACCTTGATGAACCAGTTGATTCTTCAAACCACTTAATAGATGGTATCCGTTATGTGATGGAGATGAAGGTTGCGAGAAACCAATGGATTGGTATAATGTAAAAAAGATATTTATGTATATGAGTGGACTTGTTCTAAAATATGATGGAAGAAAAATAACTATCCAAGAACCAACAATTCAAATGTGGACTGAGGTAATGAAGTTTAGAGAACTTCTTGATGAAGAAGAACTGAACATCAGAATGTTGTCTTTAACAACAGGACTATCAGTTCAAGAGATTAAAGAATCAGATGCTCACTCGATGAGAATCGCAGCCGATACAGTTTATAAATTCTTGAATCAAGAATCTAAAAAACTATTTAAGGATATAGAGCACAACGGAAAGAAGTATGTTCTTGTAGATATACATAAAATGTCGTTTGGTCAATTTGTTGATGTGGATACATTCTTACAGAAAGATGAGAATTATAGAGTATCAAATCTCAATGAGTTAGCGGCATACCTGTATACAGAAGAAGGTAAGAAATATGGTGAGACAGATTTTAGAAAACAGATTGAAGATTTCAAAACTCTACCAGTGAAATATGTAGAGGGAGCAATTTTTTTTTTGTTGAGTATAGGCGTGGTCTCTCAACAACTTTCAGTTCTTTATTCCAAGAACAAACCGTTGTGGATGTGGATGATGATAAGAGTTCGTTTGCAAAACATTGGGGATGGTATTCAGCAATATCTACACTTGCCGACAACAAAGTTTGGGTGGTTGACGATGTTACTAATCTTCCCCTTATATCTTGTCTCAATCACCTCGCATATATTATGGACCTCAATCAACAGGCTGAAAAGCAAATTAAAGAAATGAACAAATAAATGGCGATTTTATCCTTCTTAGTATCATCAGGTTTAACCATTAACGACACTTGTTCAATTGGTCCATACTTCACGGTTTATACAAATGATTTAGGTGGATGTGCAGGATGTATTAGTGCAGGTCTTAATTGTTGGGCTTGTTTACAAGCAGATAATCCAGCACAAACATTATATCTTGATTTAGGTTTAACTCAACCAATCAGTTCAGTTTTATCTTATTTGGTGAACGAGATGGCACCAGGTCAATACAATTATTGGGTTGTCGATGGTTCATATCCAAGAGGAGGACCAGGTTTCTTCGGTTCTTGTCCTTTCCCACCAACTCCTACTCCAACAGAACCAGTCCTTATAACACCAACTCCTACACCCACAAATACTGAGACACCAACTCCTACTCCTACATCACAAACCCCAACTCCTACTCCTACACAAACAGGAACACCTAACATAACACCAACCCCATCATCAACAGGGATTCCACAACTTGGAATCAACTTCAAAACTATTGCTGATGATTTCAAATACTTAGCCAACAAACACAAACAAATCAATTCGTTTGGTATTGGTGATACAGACCAGTTGGGTTATCTAATTCAGTCAAGAGACAAACAAGAGAACCCATCAGATAACTCACCATACTTCCCACTACTTTATGTTGTTCCATCTAATATTAAGAATGACCTTAGATTCAAAACTTGGACATTTAATGTCGTAACACTCGATATAGTTGAAAGGGATTTAGCGAACTCACTTGATACATTATCTGATACCTTACAAATCTTGAATGATGTTATAAGTCAATTCAGATTATCTGTAACAAACAATCAGGGTAATTTTAATACACTCTATTATCTTGATGATACGGTTCAATGTAATCCCTTCCAAGAGAAGTATCAGGACTTATGTAATGGATGGAATGGTTTACTACAAATCAAAACTAAGACCCCATTAGACAGATGTGCTGCTGCGTTTAATACATTTACAGGGACACCAATTTATCACGAAGGAATCAACCTTAAAACCTTCATAGATGATTTCCAATTGTTAGCAGACCATCACAAACAAATCAATTCATTTGGTTGGGGTGACTTCGATGATTTCTCTTACAATGTAGATTCAAGAGACAAACAAGATAACCCAACATATAACGCCCCATATTATCCTTATATGTTCGTGATTCCAAACAACGCAACACAAGAGTTTGGATTTATGACTTATGAGTTTAACATCATTATTGGAGATATTGTAGATAGAGATTTGAATAATATGATTGATGGATGGTCAGATACAAACCAAATCCTTGATGATATTATTTCTCAATTTAGATTGTCTGTAACAGATTCACTTGGAAACTTTAATCAGGATTATTATCTCGATGATATTGTTGACTGTTCACCATTCATTGAGAAGTATGATGATATGTTAATTGGTTGGACAGCAACTCTTAGAATACAAGTTAAGACACCTCTTGATAGATGTGATGCAGCGTTCGATACAATGACTGGTCCTGAACCAACACCAAATCCAACATTGACTCCAACACCAACAGGAACACTATTACCATCACCAACTCCAACTAATACTGAGACACCAACCCCGACACCAACAATCACAGATACTCCTACATCTACACCAACACCGACTGTAACAGATACTCCAACATCAACTCCAACAACAACACCAACTCCAACTTGTCCTGTAACAACTCAATATCTTGAAGTTGAATTACAAGACAATACGAAGTTCAAATTGGTGTTGTGGAATCAACCTGACTTTACATCACCAGCAGTTGCTCTATGTGATTATTTAATTTCAGGAGCAGCATACGGAAACTTGGGAACAGTTTATTATGGGGTTGAACAAATTAACGCAGGTCAACATCAACATCAATTCAATTTAGCACCTGTGTTATTACCAGGTGAGATAGTTCAATCATTTGATGTGTTTGGATTTACGGCTACAACTTGTGTATGTCCTGTGAATTTAATTTTACCAATATCACCAACGCCAACCCCGACACATACTCAAACACCAACGATAACTCCAACAATTAACCCAACACCAACTCCTACATCAACTCCACCATCAGGAGCACAACTATGGAACACAAATTCAGATTTGTGGAACAATGAAAATCAACAATGGAATTTAATCTAAAAAAATATGGCTAACTTATCAGGTCAAACAATACAATCAACATATCCAGGTTTATTAAACTTAAACACTGCGACAACAGGTATTACATCAACACCACAAGCAATCACAGATGGTCTTGGAAATGATACAGGACTTAAAATTGCAACCAACTCTTTATCAGGTCCAAACCTCTTTAATGTATTTTCACAATATGTTTTTGATTATGGAGGAACAGGTTTCGGGACAGGAAGTTCAGCAAGTCCTGCACTTTCACAGAACAGATTGAATTTTAATATATTCTACGACACAGGTATAAATTCATATTCCGCCGTAACAGTGAACTTGGGAACAGTATCAACAACAACTGATTCAGTTTCACTTTCTTTTTATACTGCACAATATGTTCCAAATTTTGGAATAGCACCTAAGGATTTAATTCTTAGTGGTATAACATTACCAACGACAGGTTCAACGGGAGTGAAGGTAGTAACACTTGGTTCTAATCTTAGTTTCTCAGGTATGGGTGCAGGATATTATGTATGTGCTTGGGTTACATCAAATAGTGGTGTTACACCTACGGTCAGATATATAAATAGAACAGCACCAGCAGGTTCATTTACAGGTCAAGATGTTTTTGGATATACACTCAACGCAGCAGGGACTCAGTTAGTTCCTGTTTACAGAGCAGGTTCTAATACTATTACAAATTGTGTTTTAACATCGATTTTAAGTAGTTATACCGCTTCCGATATAACATCAAGTTTCGCTAATCTTAACCCACCAGTTTGGGGATTTGGATTAAACACAGTTAGATAATGTTTGAACTATCCGAAATAGAATTACAGAGATTAGGGACTCTATTCGTTAACTTCTTCAAACAGAAGTTACAGGAGAAGATATATCCCTATGGTAATCCTCAAAGAGGTGTTGGAGATAAAGTTGCGTCAGGTCAATTATTAAATTCACTCACAGCAACCGTTGTTCCAAAACAAGGTGGAGGATTCGAACTTGTAATTACCTATATGGATTACTTCCAAAATGTGAATTTTGGTAGAAGACCAGGAAAGGGGATGGTGCCCATACCAGCACTTCTTGATTGGATAAAGGTTAGAAGAATCAAGGGTAGAAACAAACAAGGAAAATTCATATCCAATCTATCATTAGCGTTCGCTATCAGACAGAACATTTTTAAGTTTGGTATCCGTCCTTCTAATATTTATGATAAAGCGTATGACTCATTTGAAGCACTTCTTGAAAACCCTCCACAAGAATTTCAAGATGAATACAACGCACTCTATGAAGCAATCGGAAATGATGTGGAGAACTTTATGGAGCAAACAGTAAACAAAGAATTCCCATCAATCATAACAGAATGAGTTTAGATTTAACGATATTACAAAAACCATTAGATGTTACTGAGTCACATTCAGACCATACTTGGAATGTTGCCCTCAACGACTATTCAGCATATACAGACATTAGATTGGTTGTTGATGTATACAAGAATCCGTATCAGAATGATATTGGTCCAAATAATCAACAAGGAACAAACCAACAATTCGGAAAGTTTGGAAGATTATTAGTTCCATCAAATGAGTTTGGTAACTGTATCTTCAATGTGGAAACAGTTATTAGAAACTTCGTTCAGGCTAATCCAAGAAATATGGATATGGTTATGACTATGACCGCAGGAACAGCACAGAACGACCCCTATCTTGTTGAATACTATAACCAAGCAGGTCTTAACTTTACAGCGAACACATCACAAGCCACAATCGTTAATGAGAGACCCTCCACAGTATCGTTTTCTAACGGTTTTAACGGAGGTTTTCCTGGTTTTGATAACATATATCACATCAACGAATATCGTTTAATTTTCGGGGTGCAATACACATCTGGTGGGACTTCACAAATCATCATAGATACTGCAAATTATAATGTCTATTCAGGTTGGACAGGTCAGAGCATTTCGGTATACTCTGCATCCACTCAACCATATGGAGTTACAATTTATCCTGGCGTTCAGGACAACAAAAGATTTGCTGTCTCAACAAATTCAAATTTTGAGTATTACTACTCTGGCACAAACTTATCTGGGCAATACAACTACTGGAATACAAAGGTGTTCGACTTCGCAATGAACACAGGGGTCTCCCCATTCAATCAGCCTGGTAGGTTTATGGGAACATTCGGTAATGAAACAATCCCAATGACTTTATTCGGTGGACCAGTTATCCAAACAAGATATAGAACACACTACTACAAGTGTCCAATAGTTCTTGGATTTATGTATGGTGAAAATCAACTCTATAACAACTCAGTTCCTGTTCAGTCAATTTCTTACTTACAGAAAACACTTAATAACACACAATACAATTATGATGTTTTACAATCTGTTCCAATTGACTACACAACAAAACCATTTGGTTTATACTCTTGGTTAGGTCAGAGAATTGCTTACGCAGTATGGAAACAAAATCCAATAATCAGAACTCAGAGTGATGTCGCAATCTTCCTATCAAGTGGTGATTGTGACCCTTCATATGTTTCAGGAGTATCTGAGGTTGTTCAATACAAGATGGTTGGAGAAGAATGTTTTAATGACCCTGTTAACTTTTTGTTCTTGAATAGAAACGGAGTATGGGACACATATACATTCACAAAGAAATACTCCAAGAAATATAATGTAGACAAGAAAGTTTATTCTCAATTCAAGACACTTAACACACAAGTCTGGAATAGACAATCATACGACTCACAAGAGACAGTATTTTGGGGTAACGCAGATGAGTTAGTTACTGTGGATTCAAACTTCGTTCAACAAAACGATGTGGATATCATTGAGGAATTATTGATGTCCCCTTATGTTTATATGATAATGGACAACTGGGTTCCTGAGGGTGACCAACAAAAAAATTATCCTTACTTAATACCTTGTGTAGTTCAAAATAAATCTGTTCAAGAATATATTCAAAAGTATGTTAGAATATTTCAATACACAATTGAACTTAAACAGACACCTTATAGAAGATTTGAATTACCAATATAATGAGTTTACAGATTAGAGCATTCGTTCAAGGAGAACCAAAATTTTTAGATTTATACAAGGATGAACCAGTCCTATTGTCTTTATCATTCGCAGAAGTGCAAGACATTACAAAAAAGAACTCAGCATTCTCAAAGGGATTCTCAGTTCCTGGTTCACAGAGAAACAATGAAGTATTTAACTTCTTCTATGACCTCAATTCTGTTCCTGTAACATTTGACCCCAACAATAAATTCGATGCTCAACTATTGTGGGATGGATATGAAATCCTACAAGGACATATTAGATTAAATGGTGTATCAATATCCAATGATGAAATCATTTATCAGGTTACATTCTATAATCAGGTTGGTGACTTAGCAGCAAACATTGGAGACAAGTATCTTAGAAATCTTAATCTATCAGGTCTATCACATCCATACCAAGAGACAGTAATTTTAGAATCAATTATTGACCCAACATTATGGAATTTAACAGGAGCAACAAATTATTCTTATCAGAATGGTAAAACATTTTGGGGTCTATATAACATTGGTTATGACTATTTGAGTGGAACAACTCTTAACACAGATGTATCACCACTTATTCAATTCTCACCATTAGTATCTGGTTCTACTGGTCCTCAATTCATACCTCAGTTTGGTAACTTTGATTTTTCAGGAACACCTGTTAGAGATTACTATTACAAGCCAACATTACAAGTAAAAACCTTGTATGAAAAAATCTGTGAAGAAGCGGGTTATGAAATTCAATCTGACTTCTTTAATACTGATTACTTCAAGAAATTTTATATTCCATTGAAGTTCTTAGATGAGACAATTTATGCGAGACAATCTATCCCTGCTTGTTTCAAGTATGGTCCACAAGATTTTAATTTAACGAGTGTATTGAACGATGTTTATACAATTCCAAACTCAGCAACAACTTGTAACGCTCTCGGATTTCCATTAACAAATACAGGGTTCACAATTGATGAACAATTCGCTGGTATCTACACATTTAGATTCACTTGGTCAATGATTGGTCAATGTGATTATTTTAGTTTCAATATCCCTCTTGTTAACCTTATGATTGTTGATGGTTCAGGTGGACAAAATTTTTATTCTACCTACTGGTGTGATGGAGAAAGACAAACTGTGTCGATAGAACAGACATTTAATTTCACAGGAACATCAAGTGTGGGATTTGTATTCAAAGGTGAATATGCACAGATTTCAGGATTCACAGCAGAGATTATCAATGCTCCAAGATTTATTCCAACAGGGTCAACGATTAACTACGCAGAAGAATTCCCTGATAATGACTACACACAAATTGATTTTTTAACATCTATAAACAAGTATTTCAATCTCGTTGTAGTTCCAAATCCTGATAAGCCAAGAAGTTTAATTGTAGAACCTATTATCGATTACATTGGAAAGGGTAGAACACTTGATTGGACAACAAAGGTTGACTTTAATCAGATTCAATCTCTATATCCAACAACATCTCTAATCAACGGAACACTTGATTTTGAATTCAAGTTGGACCAAGATTATGCGAACCAAGATTTTAATTCTCGTGCGAACAGAATATTTGGAACAGATAAGTTCAAACTGAATCTACAATACAAAGATGAGGTTACGAAATTTACATATTTATTCTCATCCCCAATCGACATCACAATTAACAACTCGTATGTTCCTCTAATCACAATTGAGTCAATGTCCAAGTTGAAATCAATTGATAAGGATGGTCAATCACAACAGACATTCGTTCCATTTAAGATATTACCAAAACTGATATTCAGAGGACCGACAATACCAAATGATAGTTATGGATTCGTTGGGGGAACAGGTTCAACAACTGGTTCATCTGTTTGTAAATCAGGTATAACATTCAACATAAATGCAACATCACCAGTTTATTACAACGATTGTTTTGGAGTTCAACAAGTATATTATGCTAACAATGGTTCAAACACAATAACAAATTGTGGTGACCCATCAACACTTAGAGTTCCATTGGTTGTATTCCCACCACCAACAATTACAATAACAAGTTCAGGAACAACTTGTGGAACTGTTATTCAAGACCCTGTTTATCAGACCTATTGGATGAACGATAACGAACTTGATAGATTCCCCAATCTTAATAGATTCACAACCTATCCATTTGCTTATAATAACTTCTCACACTATATTAATTTTAGAGGTGAGGATAAAACCAATATTACACCAGCAGAATTCTCATTTGTTTCTGAGGACTTATACGACATATATTACAAGCCTTATGTTGATGATTTAATCAATGAAGAAAACAAGATTTATTCTTGTAAGATTTATCTATATCCACAAGAGATTCAACAACTCAGATGGAACGAGAAAATATTAATCAACAACACCTATTTTAGAATCAATAGAATTACCAACTACAATATGACCGAACCATCAATCTGTGATGTTGAGTTGGTTAAGTTAACAAGAGAATATCCTGGTCATAGGGTTTTATATTATGATTTAATCCCTTGTGCAACAGGTGGAACTGAACTTCATTCAAGTTCTGATTTAATGTATCACTTATACGCATATGCAGGAAACTTCGTAACACTATATGATGATAACAACTTATATCTTGGTTGTTATAATGTTTCGATTGGTGAATATAATTCAGGTTATACCTATAACCACTATTATCTAAATTCAGCATTCACATTTAACAATGTTGGGGTATATGCAGATTGTGGTTGTTCAGGAAGAACCCCATTTGATATAGTTCAAGAAGAGCCAGGTGAACCAAGATTATTTTGGTATAGAGGAACAGAATGTAATGGAACTACTCAGTATGTATTTACATCATCAGGTTCATCAATCGATTTAAGTGGAGGAACATTTACACTTTATAATCCATCAATATTTGATGAGGTTTGTGTGAGTGGTGTTACAGGATATTTTGCACAAGAAACTCTGTGGGAACAGGTGGGACAATTCAGTTCGTGCACAGAGTGTTCTTGTGTAATCTGTGTCTCTTATTCGATGACCGCTAATACAACAGGTCTTGTATCTTGGTTGGATTGTGATGGAATTGTTTCAGATACATTCCTATTAGCAGGTCAGACATATACAATCAATTGTCCTGGTGCAAGACCTGGCACTGTTTCAGGTGATGTTACACTTGATAAAGGACCAGTATGTTTTAATAGTTGTGTTACCCCAACTCCGACTCCGACAATACCAGTCACTCCGACACCTACTCCAACATCACCAACTCCTACTCCAACTGCAACACCTGATTCAACGCCTACACCAACACCATCAACAGGTCTTGTTCCTTGTTATAACTACATTAACAATTCTGACTTCGCTTGGTTTGGTGATTATGTTGATTGCTTGGGTAATGTTGTTCTCAATTGGTATTTACCACCTTATGAATCAATATGTGCTCAGGATGGAACACCACAAACTCAAAGTGGAGAAGATTTAGTCGCAATATTTACTTGTTATGGATAATTTTAGTTGCTCACGATATAGTCACAATGAACCAAACTATGGTCCAAAAGTAATCTCAGGAACTACTTGTTCAGGAGTTACTGGCTCATTCACATTGGTGTATGGTCAATCAATCTGTATGTCCAATGCAGAACCACTTGATGCTTGTGATAATTTTGATATTGATGAGATATGTGGATTCCCAACACCTACTCCATCAGCAACTCCAATCATCACACCAACCCCAACTTTAACTTCCAGTCAGACACCAACATTGACTCCTACTCCAACAACCACAACAACTCTCACATCCACTCCTACTGAAACTCCAACTCAGACACCAACTACAACAACTACTTTAACATCAACACCAACTGAAACAGTTACTCCAACACAAACCCCTACAACAACAACTACATTAACATCTACTCCATCAGAAACACCAACACATACTCCAACATCGAGTTCTACACCCCCACCTACCCCAACTCAAACGCCAACAGAAACACCAAATAGTGTATGTCCCGTATATTTTGAATTAAATGACCCATCACCGAATCCACCTACAATACCAAACGCAACATATTTTAGGATGTTCGATGGTTCAGGTTTTACATTTAATATCGGTTATTTGGATTTTATTTCTAATACACAGGGAATTGTGAAATACGGAATTGCACCCGATGGAAATTCATATCCCGTATTCTCAGCATTTACAAGTAGCGCAAATTATTTGTTTTCAAGAACATTTTTTACTACAACAGACCAAGGCTGGTCTGTAAAAGAAATGTTTGGTCCTTCACCATTCCCACTTGTATCAGGTGTAACACTTGTTGGTGATACCGCTTGGGGACAATATGATGTGATATCATTCGATGGTTTATTGTATCCACCAACAGGATTCATTAATTTCAATTCTGGTATTGGATTCGGAACAACATACTTACAATACCCTGAACTATGTCCAACACCAACTCCAACACCGTCCGTTACTGCGAGTCAAACACAAACACCTACACCCTCTGTTACAATAACTCAAACACCTTCGATTACTCCAACTCTAACACAGACACCAACTTATACAACTACACCAACTGTTACTAAAACACAAACTCAAACTCCATCCATAACACCATCCAATACACCAACGCGTTCAACCGTGTATAATTATTATAGGGTTCGTTTGGTTGACCCATTAGTAGGTTCACCTTGTAAATGTGGTAGTGAGTGTTTACAACAAATTAGAACCACTCAAACTTGGACTGATGATGGTTTATTTCATTGTATAACTTATAACGGTGTGAGTGGGTATAAAGCAAAATATTTTTCAACTACTATTTCAGGTAATCATCCTGTGGCATTCAAAACAGGTAGTAGTGCAATATCTTGTAATGCAGTATCCTGCTAAAATAAAATTATGAGTTGTATAACATATATCAATAATGACCCAAATGGTGTTCCTGTAACAGTATCAGGAACAACTTGTGGTGGTGTTGTCGGAAATTATATGGTTAATTTCGGAGAGGCAATCTGTATGGATAATGATTTTCAAATCATCACTTGTGGTAATGCTGATATTGGTCCTGAGTGTTTACCACCAGTAACACCATCTAATACTCCATCCAACACACCTACACCATCTGTAACCGCACAGGTAACATCTACGCCAACAAATACTCCTACGAATACTTTAACTCCAACCCCATCGGTAACAATTGGACTTACTCCAACAGCAACTCCTGCTGAGACATCAACTCCAACACCGACATCTACAATTACATCAACTCCACAAGTGACTGTAACCCCAACAAAAACATCTACACCACAAGTAACATCTACACCTACAACAACTCCTCAGGTAACATCAACACCTACATCTACAATACCTGCAACCCCAACAATCACATCATCACCAACACCTACTGAAAGTTGTCCTAATACAATCTACACACACGGAGCAATATTGGGGACTTGTAGTGATTATTGTAATAACAACTATAATATCACAGTTCAAGATTGTTCAAGTCAACCTTATTCAACTCTAAGTATTGGTGATTTCATTTATGGGTATTCAGGTCAGAGTGGTTATCTCGCATATTCGAATGTATCAACAGACACATCAACAGGACCATTCTTGATTGCTGATATAGATGGTTCAGGTGAAATACTTGGAATCTATGTTTGTTCAGGTGGAAGTTGTATACCTCAATAAAAATAATATTTATAGATATGGACTATACGCCGAAAAACATTGCTCAAAACCTTAGTGACTTGAAGTTGGTTTTCCCGAGCATTATGAACAACATAAAGTTCATTAAATTTTTTACCAAGAAAATAGAGAATGGCTAAGAAGAAAATAGAAGTTGATGTTGATATAGATGTTAACGCAGAACCGTCCCTCAAACAGTTAAGAGAACTCAAAAAACAACTCAAAGAAACTGCTGCTGGTTCAGCAGAGTTCAAGAAGATTGCAAATGAAATCGATGACCTTGAAGACAAACTAAAAGGTGCGAAGGCAGGTGCTGCGGATTGGATTGATACACTTGAAAATGCTGGTGGTCCTCTTGGTCTATTGGGTAAGGGACTCAACAATACAAAGGTTGCATTCTCATCATTCAACACAGCACTTAAAGCCTCAGTCATTGGTATTATTGTGACCGCTCTCGGTGGTCTTGTCGCAGCATTCAGTTCCAATGAAGCGGCGATGAAGAAACTACAACCAATCTTCATTGCATTTGAGAAAATTTTAGGTGGAATATTTCGTGCGTTTGAACCAGTATTAGACATCTTCATCGAGATGGCTATGACTGCTCTCCCCTATGTTACAAAGGGGATTGGAATGTTCTATTCGGGTCTATTCGGTCTATTCACATTTATTAAAAATGTTGGTCAGGGCGTTATCAATATTCTCAAAGGAATATTCACACTTGATTTTGAACAAGCACAAGTAGGTTTTGACCAACTTAAAAACTCTGTTGCTGATGCGGCAGGTGCTGCACAAGACGCTTACAAAAGATTTACAGATGGAACTCAGGAGTTAACCAAGACAGAGAAGGAAGAAATTGAAAAAAGAAATGCAGCAAAGAAGGCTGAACAAGATGAGAGGGACAAGAAAGCAAAAGAAGCCTTAGAGAAACAAAAGAAAAATCTTGATGCTCAAATTCAACTTGAAGTAAACAAAGACAACACCTCAAAAGAAAATCTCAAAAAACTTCTTGATGAAAGAATGAATTTGGAGATGAGAAGTCAGAATATGACTGAAGCAGAGAAGGAACTTTTGAGACAAGAGTATGCGAAGAAATTAAATGAGGCTCTAAAAGAAGATGAAGATAAGAGACAAGAAAACGAGAAGAAGAAACTTGAAAGAAGGGGTCGTGAACTTGACGCTCTTATTCAACTTGAAATAGACAAAACAAATACTTCAACTGCTGAACTTCAAACTCTCCTTGATGAGAGAATGAATATTGAGTTACAGAATGTTGAACTTACAGAAGCCGAGAAAAATGTAATCAGAGCAAAGTATGCGAAACAGTTATCAGACGCAATCAAGGCTGATGAAGACAAGAAGAAGAAGGATAGACAAGATGCACTTGTTAATGAATTAGCACTTGTATCAAATGACTTTGATAGACAACTTGAATTATACAAACAATTCCAAGCAGAAGTATTAGCGTCAGAACAATATACCGCTGGTGAGAAACTGAGAATAATTGGTGAGACCAATCAGAAGATATTAGCACTCCAAGAACAACGATTCACTGAGGAAAGATTAAAAGATGAGATAAGATTCCAAGAAGGTGAATTGACTCAAATCAATTTACTACAACAGGAAAAAACAAGATTAGACCAACAGGCTGCGAATTATCTTGATTTGAAGAACAAAAAACAAATCAATGATGTTCAATATCTACAATTCATCAAGCAGAACAATCAGGCTCAGATGAATGTGGATAAGGCGTTGTTAGACGCTAAGATGGCTAACTTCCAAGCCGTATCTCAACTCTTATCTGCAACTGCATCACTTGTTGGAGAACAAACAAAGGCGGGTAAGGCGTTAGCAATCGCTTCTGCTACCATCGACACCTATGTTGCCGCAAACAAGGTATTAGCAGACCCAACACCAATGCCGACAGTCCTAAGATTCGCTCTCGCAGCAGCGGCAATCGTTCGTGGTATTGTATCAGTTAAGAAAATCGTTGATACAAAATTACCTGTATCAGGTGGTGGAACTGCTGGTCAATCTGGTGGACAACCAGCGAATCAACCTCCTGGCATCATCAATGTCGCAGCCAAGAAAATGGCAAATGGTGGATTTGTATCAGGACCAGGAACATCAACATCAGATTCAATCCCCGCACTTCTTAGTGATGGGGAGTTCGTTGTTAATGCTCGTTCAACTCAGTTATTCAAACCATTGTTAACCGCAATCAATGACGCAGGAGCACTACCACAGTTTGCAGTAGGTGGAATGGTTAAAGGTCAGAATCAACCACAACAAGATAATAGTTCGAAGATTGCAGAAGTTATACAACAGACATTCCAAAACCAACCAATTAGAACATTCGTAACAGCGACAGATATATCAAATCAACAACAATTTGATAGAGTAATTAAATCTCGTTCGTTGATATAAAAATTGGAACATTTTAATAAAACAAATATTTATAGATAATGAATCCTACTCGTATTATTGAACTTTTTATTGATGATGAGTTCGAGGAAAGTGGTATTGAAGCAATCTCACTTGTATCAAGACCTGCTCACGATGAGCAGTGGATTGCTTTTGGTCACGGTGAAGAAGTTGAAAGATTAGAACCGAACTACAAAATAGTGTCGGATGACTTCTGTTCACACAACCCAAAATTAGACCAATTAGGAGAGCCTTATTCTCAATTGATAGAAGAAGGTTGGGAAGTAATTAAAGTCGAAAAAATCACACCTATGATGGTTCAGAAGATGAACCAAGAGAGGTTCTCAGAACCAAACGAACCATCATTCTTAGATAATGACCAATTTAGAGTTAGATTCAAGTATGTAGGTCCAAGAGATGAGAAGAACAGACAGTTCTGTTCTGATATGTTATCCAAGAATAGAGTTTATAGACAAGAAGATATTGATGAGTTAACTGATTCAGTTGCTAATGAAGAATTTGGTTTCTATAACATCTTTTTATGGAGAGGTTCATTTAACTGTCGCCACACTTGGGTTAGATTATTATACGCACCAACTGGTAAGATTAGAAACTCAGGTTCATCAAGTAAGGGGTTAGAAGATACAAGTGCTCAGTCATCGAATCTTCAACCTGATACAAGAACAGAGGCGACAATTAATTCACCAAATCCATCAAAACAATGGAAGCCAGGTATGCCAAGAACAGGTCCAAATCTTTTTAAGAAAGATGAAATGGGACTTGAAGATGCTTGTTGGGAAGGATATGAACCAATCGGGACTAAGATTCTTGATGGTAGAGAAGTTCCAAACTGTGTTCCAATCAAATTGACTGAGGATGATTTCGTTGATTCAATTTCTGACTACCCTGAGGGTGTTAAGAACGCAGCAAAAAGTGCTGTTGCATATGCAGAGAAAAACGGATGGGGTTCTTGTGGAACTGGCGTAGGAAAACAAAGAGCATCTCAACTCGCGAAAGGTGAAAACATCTCAGTTGATACATTAAAAAGAATGTATTCTTATTTATCAAGACACAAGACAGATTTAACCAAATCAAAATCATATGATGATGGTTGTGGTAAGTTGATGTATGACGCTTGGGGTGGTGAAGCAGGATTAAAGTGGGCAGAAAGAAAGTTGGCTCAACTTGAAAAAGAGAGAATGACTTTCGCAGTAGCCGATGAAGACAAACAAATTCTTGTTGGAGCGGCGATGGTGCCAAACAAGATGATTCATAGATATGATGATTTGGGGAATATGTATTATGTGTATTTCTCAAAAGCATCCATCAGAAAAATGGCGGATAAGTTTCTTAAACAAAAAAGAACTGATGAAACTTCAATTGAACATAATGGAATTAAGTTAGGTTCTGATAAAGTTTATATCACAGAATCTTGGGTATCAGAAGACCCCATCAAAGACAAATCAAATATGTATGGTTTTGAACTACCATCGGGAACTTGGTTTGTTCAGATGCGAGTTGAAGACAAGAAGATATGGAAATTAGTTAAAGATAATATGTTAACAGGATTTTCTGTTGAAGGATTATTCGCTAATAAATCGGTTTTCTCAAAAGAAGACAAAAAAATAAACCAAATAAAGCAAATACTTAAATCAATAACAGATGAATAGTAAGCAAGCATTAGACAAGATTATGAAAATCTTAAATCTAACTCCACAAAAATTTTATGATGCAAAAACTGAACAAGGAATTGCAGTTAAGATTGATGGTGATTTAGAATTAGGTGCTCCAATCTATGTCGCAACGGAAGAAGGTATGATTCCTGCTCCTGCTGGTGTTCACAAACTTGATGATGGTTCTGAAATCGAAGTTGATGATGACGGCAAAGTATCCAAAATTAAAATGGGTGCTACTCCTGACGCAAAGATGGAAGACAAGAAAGAAAAAGAATCTATCAAGGATGAGAATATGAAAGCGGCTTTTGCTGATGTTAAGATGAAAGACGGAAAGATGATTAGAGTTGAAGGTGAAGAACCAATGGTTGGTTTGATGACCAAACTCGTTAATTATGATGGAACTCTTACAGCATTAACTGATGGCGTTTATGAAACTGAGAATGGTAAGAAAATCAACATCGTTGGTGGAACTATTCAAGGTATAGACGAAGCAGATGAAAAAGCAGCGGAGAAATTTACCGAAGCAAAAACAGCAGATGGTGCTATTGTTGAATCCCCAACATTCGATGTGGGAGAAGATTTAATGGTAGTTAAAGATGGTGATAAGTCGCCAGCACCAGATGGAGAACACCAAATTGTTCTCAAAGATTCTGAGGGTAACGATGTTAAAATCAGAGTTATGACTAAGGATGGTAAAATCGTTGAGAGAGAAAATGTTGAGGAAATGGAAGATGATATGATGTCCGCTGAAGAAGTGGCAGAATTATTCTCACAAGCACTTAAAAAAATCGAATCAAAGATTGACGCAATCTCTGCTAAACAAATTGAACTTGATGGTAAATTCCAAAAGTTCTCTAAGGAACCAGCAGGTCAAAAAGTGTTCACACAAAAAACAATAAACGAAACCTTCTCTCAAACAGAAGATAGAGTAGAGTCCTTCAAGAGATTGAGAGCGGCTCTAAACAAAAACTAAACAATAAATAAAAATTAGGTAATAAAATGAAAAACAAATTATCAAAAATGTCGTTCAATTACGATTTAGCAGGGCTAAGTTCGTATGTTGACCAACTTTCATCTGATATTATCTCAGAAGCAGTGTTAACTCCTGTTACAATGAAGTATGTTAATGTGATTGACCACCAGTTGAGTCACCTTTGCCAGGAATGGTAATGTAAAATTGGGCAATATCGGTGGAAGGTGTGAATCCCAATACCGAGATAAGTCAAGATATGTAAAAGGATTTTGACCATCGTAACGCATAGAGAGTGAAGAATATAATAATCTCTCCAAGAGTGTCCACAACGAGAACCGTTGAAAATATATGCTGAACTTTAAGGAATAAGAACTTAAAGAAGTTGAGGATAAAAAGCCACAACGATAACAAAACTGTCCTGGAATTAAAGGCACACAGAATGTAAACTTACTTTCTGAAACATTATCAGTTCAAACTGGAACTACTTGTGGATGGAATGATGCAGGTGATGTAACTTTCGAAGTTGCTCCTTTAACTGTTCAATCATTAAAGGTTAACCAATCATTATGTCTTCAAGAATTGAACACACTATGGTTAGGTCAATATCTAAATCCAGGCTCATACAATGAGCAACCGCCGTTCGAACAGGCGATAGTGGATTTGCAAACTAAACAGATAAAAAGGTATAACGAAGACCTGGTTTGGAATGCATCAAGTGGTTCATCTGCATTTTCAGGTTTCATTGAGTTGTTGAATAACACTGCTGGTGTTGTAAAGTTAGACACACTTCCTGCATATTCAGCAAACACAGTTGCACTTTGTTCTGTAACAGGTGCTACTGTTCAAGAACAAGCAAATAAAGTTTTAGCACAAATCGATAATATTATCAATGAATTAGATAGAAATATTTATGATAGAGATGATATCGTAATCTTTATGTCTCAAACTCAGTTCAAGTGTTACTTGACTGCAATCAGAAATGTAAACAACTTCCATTTCAGTGAACCAACTCTTGGTCAAGTATTTGAAACATTCCACCCTCAAACAAAGTATAAAGTTGTAGGAGTTCCTGGTCTTAATGGTTCAAACTTAATCGCTGCTGGTCCACAACAATACTTTATGGTTGGTGTTGATTTAATGAGTGATGAAGATTCATTCCGTTCTTGGTGGTCTATGGATTTCCAAGAAGTGAGAATCGCTGTGAACTGGAAAATCGGAACACAAATCGCTTTCCCTCAGTTCTTCGTAACTAATGGTCTTTAATATTTATGGTCGGGGGGAAACCCCCACCATTAATTTCAATAAACTAAAAAATTAAATCAATATAAAATGAGTTGTAATGTAAGTGCGGGGATTGCGTTAGGCTGTCGAGACGTCGTGGGTGGTGTTCAAACCATCTGGATTACAGACCAAGACAATATCGCATCCATCACAAAAAATACAGGTGATACTATCACCCAAATTTCAGGCACAGGCTCGTATTACGAATTTCAACTGATTAGAACTTCTTCTCAATATACTGAGACAGTTAATGCATCACTTGAAAATGGAACTGTGTTTTACACACAAGAATTGGTTACATTTTTCTCTAAGTTAGAACAATCAAAAAGAAATATTTTGAAAACACTCGCTCAATCTCCAAAACTATCAATAGTGATGGAAGATAATACGGGTAAATATTTCTTACTCGGAGAAGTGTATGGCTCTTTTGTGTCTGCTGGTTCATCAGTAACGGGTAAAGCGCTCGGAGACGCTCAGGGTTATAACATAACTTTCCAAGCGTTGGAGCAGAATCCGATGTGTGAGTTGAGCGGTCCTATTTCATCAGTTGTTGCTGGTATCACAGTAGTCGCTGCTTAATAAAATAATATAAATCACAGGGGGACTCATATCCCCTTGTGATTATTTTTATCTGCTATGATTCTTCTAAAAACAAATCAGTTAAATAAGATGGTAGTTACTGTGTCTCAAAACGCAGAACTCGCCAATCCTGAATGGTTATTTTCATTTACTCACATCTTCTCAAAAAGAAGGGTAACAATGATATTGCCTAACATATCAACTCACAGAGTTAGATATGATGAATTTGAATTTATAGAAGGACCAAATCCTGGTCAGATACCATTCCCTTATGAAGGACAATACAATTATGGTATATGGGAACAACCATCAGGTAGTGGAAATTTAGACCCTGCATTAGCGTATAACCTTGTTGAATCAGGTATCGCATTATTGATTGCTCAATCTGCTAATACAACAAATGAATATTATATGGAGTTCATATCACCTGATGAAGATGATTCCAATATTATATTCGCTCCTGATGAATTAAATCCACCATCACCAACTCCAAGTGTAACAGCATCTCAAACTGCTACACCAACAATGACGCCAACACAAACCAAAACTCCAACACAAACACCTACCCAAACTCCGACAAATACTAACACGCCAACTAATACAAAAACTCCTACTCCAACTCCTACCACAACAACAACTCTGACTGCGACTCAGACCCCAACTAAGACGCCAACACAGACGCCTACAAACACAAGAACATCTACACCAACACCTTCAATTACTGCATCACAGACACAAACTCCTACCCAAACAAAAACTCCTACACAGACCCCAACAACTACAACCACATTAACTGCAACGCCTACTCAAACTAAGACCCCTACACAAACTCCAACACCGACAACTACAACTACTCAAACCCCTACAACTACAACAACTCTCACTTCTACTCCAACACAGACGGCAACAGTTACTAATACACCAACAACTACAACTACATTAACTGCAACACCTACACAGACACCGACAGTTACACAAACGCCAACGCAAACATTACCTACACCAACGGTAACCGCAACATCAACTCTTACACCAACTAAGACACCTACACAGACACCAAATCCAATTTGTCCAACACAATTGGTTATTAGCAATGCTGTATCAACCGCGACAATCAATAATGGTGTTTACACAGGTGTTACAAGTTCATCAGGTGTAACATTTAGTTCTGTTTATTTGGACTATACAAACAATACGAACAAATTTGTTTCTGTTGGGGTTGCTCCTGATGGAAATAGTTATTTGGCTTATGAGTTCTATAATTCATCAAATAACGCATTCTATTCCTTAATGAGAGCATTCTCAGGAGTTACAGATTTGGGATGGTCAGTTACAGAACAAGGTTTCGGTCAGAGTCCATTCTATTCAGGCGTAACTCTAACAGGAGATACTGCTTATGGTAATTATGGTTATATTACATCAGGTGGTCTATCTTATCCATCTACTGGTTCTGTTAACTTCTCAGGTGGGGTTGGAACAACAACTTGTTATATCGCATATCCTGTGGCTTGTCCAACACCTACACCTACACCAAGTATTACGGCATCACAAACACCAACACCTTCAATAACATCATCTCCGACTCTTACCCCGAGTGTTACACCAACTTCAACAACTATAACTCCAACCCCTACAAATACATTAACACAAACACCAACAGTAACACCATCAACAACACCATTTAATCCTGCGTCATTAAGTCCTCAAATATGGGTTGACTTCTCTGATACATCAACAATGACTTTCAGAACAGGAACGAATAACTTGGAGAAGATAACAAACAAAGGTGTGTATGGTGGATTGACCGCATTCACACAGTCAACCGCGTCCGTTCAACCTGTGGTGAGTGCGTCAACACAATTCACAGGGGTTACAATCTCTGCTGTTACATTGAGTAATGATTATTTACAATCTAATATTTCAACTACCGCATCAACCAATTGGACCAAAGTATTTGTTATGGGTAATGTTGTTAATAACGGAATATTCAGGTTTGAATGGGGTTCACCAACTAACTCATTTGCTGACTATCTTGCTCCTTCATCTACTTCATTCAGAAAAGCAACTTACAATGGAACAACTGCTCAGTATTGGAGAAGGGATTGTAGTTTGACTAATAGACCTTCCACAGGACAAACTATTGTTGATTACACTTCATTTTCTTCTTCAACACCTGTATCTTATTCATACATTAATGGTAGTGCGACAACTGAATCGAATGTTGCAGGTTCAAACAATGGTTCAACACAAAACTTCCCTGGTGCATCAACATTGTATATCTTAAATGACCCTGGTGATGGAAATACTTATAATGGAGAATGTGGTGAACTCTTTATGTTCACAAGGGAACTAACATCAACCGAAAGAAGTAATTTGGAAAATTATCTAAAAAATAAATGGGGACTACAATACTAATATGAAAGGTTATTTATTATTTCAGGATTTCCAACCAGCGGAACAACTAATCAATGAGATTAATACTTGTATGGGATTTCCCAATGGTGAAACTCTAACTTGGATGAATGGACCATACTCATTTTGTTCAGTAGGTCCAACGAGTGGATATACTCAATTTGAAGCCTATGCAGTTGTTGTGGATACAGAACAAATCAGTCAATGTCTAACACAGGAACAAATCGATAATATTATACAAAAACCTGTTGATTGGTCATTTTGTGTCTAAAAAAATATATTTATGAATATGAACGAATCTGTAAATAGAGATAATATCCTTAAAGTTTTTGACTTTGCTGCGGCAAAAGTTCCTTTAATCGAGGAAAATTTAATCATCAACACAAGAACGCCGTGGACATATTATGGTATCGCCAACCTCGCTCCACAGGAACTCATTCGTTTATACAACACATCTCCAACCCACCGAGCAGCCGCAAATTCAAAGTGGTATGCCGTTCGTGGAGAATCAATCAAACTTGTTTCAGGTGAAGATGATAGATTGGTAATGGTTAATACTCTTGGTGATACAATGTATGATATATGGGACAAATGTGTTTTAGATTTCATCTTATACGGAGCCTTCGCAATTAATATTGTTTGGAGAAAAGATAGAGATATGGGTTTTGAAATGTATTATATGGATACATCAAAACTAAGAGCCGAAAAATCAGATTATCACGACAGAATAAACAATTGGTATTATAGTGCTGATTGG